TCCTTTAAGTCCAGGAAAAGAAAAGTAGTTTCCCGAGGTAAAAGAAATGCTCGCAGTTAGTTTAGTTTTCGGTTCCTTTCTAACCGTTTTGTTTCTTATAGTGGGAGTAATGGCAGGTTGGGTGGCAAGAGAATATATGATGAACTATCGGGAGATTCCAAGACCTCACCCCGAAATGTTTGACAATCAGGGTAACCTGATACCGGATGAGGTGATCGCATTTAACTTTGAAAACTATCATGACTACGAAGACAACAGCACCGAAGAAGACGACGACGAATAAGACGGCAACACAAACAATTAAGGTTGCTCCATCACTGGATCTTCCTAATAATCCATTCGTCTTTGAAATTTTAGATCTGGCATCAAGGCAAAAATCAAATGCCAAAAAAGTAGAAGTACTTCAGAAGTATGAGCACATCTCACTAAAGTCTGTTTTTGTATGGAACTTTGATGAGAGTATTGTAAGTATGCTTCCTGATGGTCCAGTTCCTTATTCTGGATACTCCGAACAAACTTCTTATAGTGGATCTCTTTCTACGAAGATCACCGAAGAAGTTCGTAAGATGCACGAGACAGGATCATTCTCTCTTGGATCCACTGATAAGCAGGGACACACTACAATTCGCAGAGAGTATGTAAACTTTTACCACTTCGTAAAGGGTGGTAATGATTCTCTGAATGGTATTCGTAGAGAAACGATGTTCATCAACATTCTGGAGGGTCTTCATCCACTAGAAGCAGAAATCGTCAGTCTCTGTAAGGACAAGAAACTTGGTGAGAAGTATAAGATCACTAAAGAGATTGTCTCTCAAGCATATCCCGATATTCAGTGGGGGAATCGTTCTTGATATGGGAAAGGGCATCAACATTATTCATACAAACTGTGACCCATCCTTTGCCGAAGATAAGAGTCTCCCACGAGATTCTTATCTAATCAGTTATGGTGACAGTGAAGGTGAGAAGTTTGATATAGTACAAGGTCTTCGTTCTGACATCTTTGATCACTATTGGGACAAGTATCGTGATGTAAGAAGCATGGGTTGGACAGAAGGCACAGTCAATCCAAAGTCATGGGGATATCAAACACCCAAAACCAAAAAGCGAAAGTGATTCCCCATATCGGCGGAAATTTTCCCGGCAAATTTTTCTCGCGTGAGGGTTTTCACAAATCTTCACGCTTTTTAGTATAATATAGATACAGTTTCGTATTTATTGTTACAGTTTTCACACAAAGGTTGCCTATATAGGATGAATAGGAGTATAATAACCTCCTAACGTTCATCCTATGACTAAAGCACTTTTGCTTTTAGCATGGGTTCCACTTCTTTCTGTTTCAACGCCACAACTCAAATCATATCCTGTGACTATAAGTTGTGACGCCGCGTGGGAACTAATGGACATCGTTAAAAACGACGATGTAGTCCACCAAAGAGTAGAAGACCGATTGCTTTTAGAACTCCGAAAGGATGTGATTCAAAGGTGCTAAAAACTGAATAGGACGGAAGTAAGCCGACTCGGAACGGATTCGTTCATTTATGGAACAATTATTCTTAACCTGTTTACAAGCACAACTTCTCATTAGCAGAGTTAATGCTAGTAATTTTGTTACAGATTATCAAAAAAATGATCTTGTATGTGAAATCAAACAGTTAACAAAGAAAAGTTGTTTCATAGACGCAAAAGCCGACTGAAGGAACGCTCTTTAACTTAACACTTAAGGAGAACCCTAATGTCTAAAGTCGTTTATCGTGGCCAAGCATACGACACAGAAGTTCGTAAGCAACAACAGGCACAACAGCAACAAGAACCCCAACAATACAACGAGACCTATCGTGGTGTTCGTTTTGTAAAGGAGGGGCACAAGTGAAAAAACTTAACTTCCTACAACTCATTAAAGAACAAAAACAAAAAGAACAGCGTCGTCATCAAGCCCAACTAGCACAATTAGTAGGAGCAAAGTAATGGCACAGTTCATAGTCTCATCCACTGCCGCAATTGCCTTAACAACCGTATTTTTATCAATGTATGTTCAGTGGTTGGACAAATAATGGAAAACTACACATACCATTATGATGATATGGACAAGGACAACCGACCTCCTGCTTGTTATCAACTAACATATAGAGGTTGTAATTATTGGTCTTGTTATATCGTTCATTTGGATGAGTGGTTTGAAAAAATGTTTAAGTTTGAGGGAGATTGACTCTCCCTCTTTTTTTGTGTAGGTATAAACTCGTAGGCATAAATTTTTGTTGCGGAATATCAGAAAATCCACACAAAACACATAGATAGTAGTAGAATATGTGTGGTGATACAAATGAACGAAAACTCCTTTGTTATGATATTCTTTGTGCGTGGAGGTCATTATGCACAACTTAATTTCTTACAATCAACTTGCGGGTTGGGGCAAACTTGAGAAGACAATTGATAAATTTACAGAACAGAACGAGTTAATGAATGACTATTTCAATTGTTTGATTGAGTGTGACGAAAATCAGCAAACCTGTAAAAGAATATGCCGGGAGATGTTGAGTAAAATGTAATGTTCATTGGAGGGGTTGATCCCCTCCTTTTTTTATGTTAAAATAATCAGAGAGAACCGTATCTTATGGACAAAGAAAAACTTAAACTCATCGTCCGTAATCTTGAACTGTTGGTTGACTCTCTGAAGGCAGAAGTTTATTCTGATGTCTCTGCTTATCAGGCACCAGAAAAAACAACAGAAAGATTTATAGATTATGATGAACTTTATGACGATGATGATGGGTACGCAGATTAATGACTAGTAGAGCAAAAAAACTGATTAAATTGCTTGAACGACTTGTCAAGCAAGATCATCTTTATACTGATGAAAAAATCAGAGAAATGAAATCCCAACTTAAAGAGTTGAAAGAGCAACTCTCTGAATTGGAGGCAAAAACATCAAAAGGATTTGGAAAGAAATGAGCGTAAAACTGATTAGTGTAACTCCCGATGCAGAACAAACAATGGCGTATGTTGCGAGAGTTAGTAATCCTGCGAATCAAGACAACGAAAACTATGCCAAGTTGCTTGCTTATTGTATTAAGCATAATCATTGGTCTGTTTTTGAGCAGTCTTTTATGACTCTTGAGATTGAAACGAATCGTGGCATTGCCGCACAGATTCTTCGTCATCGCTCTTTTACCTATCAAGAGTTTTCACAGCGTTATGCCGATACTTCACTGATTTCTGAATACATTCCAGTTCCTGATCTTCGTCGTCAGGATACCAAGAATCGTCAAAACTCTATTGATGACATTGGGCAGTATGAAAAACTGACACTCCAAAGCAAGATTCAAGAGCATTTTGCGGAGGGTATGCGACTCTACAAGGACAGTTGGATTCACTACATTACTTTGAGGTCTGCTAATGGAACTCAACAAGAGCACATGGATATTGCTCTAGAGTGTAAGAAGGTATTTTCCGAACAATTCCCGACAGTGGCAGAAGCCCTTGAGTGGGTCTAAATAAATTATCTTGATTTCGTAACTTATGTGTCCTGTATATCCTGTTATTAATCAAACCACTGGTGAACAGAAAGAAGTGGAAATGAGCATCCACGACTGGGATCAGTGGAAGTCTGATAATCCTGAATGGATTCGTGATTGGTCGGATCCTTCTACTTGCCCTTCTCCTGGTGAGGTGGGGGAGTGGAAAGATAAGCTCGTCAATCGTAATCCTGGATGGAACGATGTTCTTCATAAGGCATCCAAAGCACCTGGTTCTCGCGTAAAGAAAATCTAATGGCAAGAAGAAAAAGATCATCTGCAGAGCAACCTATCGGGGTTGGACTCACGGCAAAACAGATGAAAAGAAAAAAACCTTTGAGTTCCGATTATCTGGTTGATATTGATCCTCTCACAGAAAACCAAAAGCGTTTATTTGATTCATATAAGGAAGATAAGCACATTGTTGCCTATGGTTGTGCTGGAACAGGTAAGACATTTATTACACTCTACAATGCTCTTCAAGATGTTCTGAACGAATATACTCCTTATGAAAGAATCTATCTTGTTCGTTCTCTTGTAGCAACTCGTGAAATTGGGTTCCTTCCTGGAACTCATGATGATAAGGCAGATATTTACCAGATTCCTTATAAGAATATGGTGAAGTATATGTTCCAGATGCCTTCTGATGCCGACTTTGAGATGCTCTACGGAAATCTCAAGTCACAAGAGACCATTAAGTTCTGGAGCACTTCTTTCCTTCGTGGAACGACTCTTGATAACTCAATCATTATTGTAGATGAGTTTCAGAACCTAAACTTCCACGAATTAGATTCTATTATCACTCGTGTGGGTGAGAATACACGAATTTGTTTCTGTGGTGATGCCTCACAGTCAGATTTACAGAAGACAAATGAGCGTAATGGTATTGTAGACTTTATGACAGTCTTGCGTAAAATGCCGTCTTTTGATATAATTGAATTTGGTGTAGAAGATATTGTTCGCTCTGGTCTCTGTAAAGAATACATTATCGCAAAAATGGAAGCAGGTTTTTAATGTTTAATCATGTTGATATTGAACTCCCTCAACTAGAGAGGGAGACTATAGATGGTGTTCGTTATTATAAAGTTCCAGATGAAGACCAACTATTGAAGTTGGTCTCCATTACTTCTATTACCAGTCACTTTAATAAAGAGATCTTTATTAATTGGCGTAAGAAAGTTGGTGAGGAAGAGGCAGATCGTGTTACAAAAGCGGCAACCAGTCGTGGAACCGATATGCACACATTGGTAGAACATCATCTTAAAAATGAGGATCTACCAAAAGTTCAACCACTATCTGACTTTCTCTTTAAAATCGCAAAAACAGAACTTAATCGCATAAATAATATTTACGCCCTTGAAGGGTCCCTATATAGTAAGCAACTAGGTATTGCTGGGACAGTTGACTGTATCGCTGAATATGACGGCGAGTTAGCAATAATAGACTTTAAGACTTCTAAAAAACCAAAACCACGCGAGTGGATTGAACACTATTTTGTTCAATGTATGGCATACGGTTGTATGTTGTACGAACTGACTGGTATTTCAGTCAAAAAACTTGTAATCATTATGGCTTGTGAAAATGGAGAATGCGTCGTCTATGAAGAACGAGACAAATCAAAGTACATCAAACTACTCGGCAAATACATTAGAAAGTTTGTTGGAGATAAACTGGAACTCTATGGAACCAAATAAGGAATTAGAACAGGCAATAGAAAGCAAGTTTTTAACACCTTCCAAGTTTGCTTTGGAAATTGAAAAGATTGTTGCCGAAGAAAACTTCAACTATATTGATGCTATTTGTCACTATTGCGAAATCAATAGTCTTGAAGTAGAATCAGTCACGAAACTCATTTCAAAACCTTTGAAAGAGAGACTGAAGTGGGACGCAACTCGTCTTAACTTTATGAAGCGAACTTCAAAAGCAAAATTGCCATTGTGACTGTGAGCCCCTTTGAAACTTATCAACATTATCTCTCACTCAAAAATCATTTCACAAACCCAAAATACGATTTCTTTAAGTACGGTGCGAAGACTCGTGCTAGTATGACATCCTTTAATAAACGCAAGGACAAATACTGGTTTGAGAAGACAAGTCGTAAGTATAATGACAAAGAAGTCGTAGACTTTTTAGTATCAAATTTTGTATCCGTAGATAACCCACAAAACTTATGGATTGGAGAAATTATCAATTCTGGCGAAAGAAACTATTCAGAGTGGATGAAGCGCCAACAGAGTTTGACTTACTTGTTCAAAGAACAAAGCAACGAATTGTTCTCGGAAATCAAATTAGACGATGCCTTGAACTGTTCCAAAGGTCATCCACCCGTCCTTAAAAAGTTCCTGGGCGGGAAAATTTGCCTAGAAACCCTAGTGATCTATGATAAGATATTCCTGTTCGGGAATAAGTTTGATAAGCAACTTTTGGACCCAGTGTGGGAGACCGTAAGTTTAAAGATTAAGAAATATTCCCCATTTTTAATAAATATTGATGTATTCAACTACCGAAAGATCTTACGGTCTATAATCAATGAGTGAGTTTTTTAAATCTGATATTATCCAGGAAGAACTTGAAGAAATCAATCGTCTTCAAGAAGAAATTTATGGAAGTATCCTGACTTTTGGTGTGATGGACCGTGAGACCAAGTTGAGTCATGTTGAAAAACTTCAAACCTTGCTAGAAAAGCAAAGAGTGATGTATACTAGGTTGTCCCTTTCAGACGACCCACAAGCGGTTGAAATGAAAGAGAACCTACGCAAGTCGGTGGCACTGATGGGATTCCCACCAGAGACCGATATGCAAGTTTTATTCAATAGTATGAACCAGACCATTGAATCTCTCAAGCAATACATTGACGGTTGAGAGAATCCCTGTTATACTATCCGAGTAATCCCCCGAATCCAATTAATCCGAGGTAATCCAAATGTCTTTCGCAGACCTTAAAAAGCAATCCAAACTGGGCAACCTGACCGCTAAACTGGTCAAGGAAGTAGAAAAAATGAATAACAATGGCGGTTCTAGCAGCGATGACCGTCTCTGGAAACTGGAGTGTGATAAGAGTGGCAATGGTTATGCCGTGATCCGTTTCCTGCCTGCTCCGAACGGTGAGGATCTTCCGTTCGTGAAACTCTACAGTCACGCATTCCAAGGTCCTGGTGGTTGGTATATTGAGAACAGTCTCACCACTCTGGGTCAGAAGGATCCTGTGTCCGAACTGAACTCTGAACTGTGGAACAATGGCACCGATGCTGGTAAAGAACTGGCACGAAAGCAGAAGCGTAAACTGACCTATGTTGCCAACATCTATGTGGTCAAGGATCCTGCTAATCCTGCCAACGAAGGTAAAGTCTTCCTGTTTAAGTTTGGTAAGAAGATCTTTGACAAACTCACTGCTGCGATGCAACCCGAGTTTGAAGATGAGGAAGCAATTGATCCGTTTGACTTCTGGCAGGGTGCCAACTTCAAACTGAAGGCAAAGAATGTTGCTGGTTATCGTAACTATGATTCCAGTGAGTTTGCCCGTCCTGAACCCCTTCTGGACGACGATGACGCAATGGAAGCAGTGTGGAAGAAGCAGTTCTCTCTTGCCGAACTCGTTGCTGCTGACCAGTTCAAGACCTATGACGAACTGAAGAAGCGTCTTGAGTATGTTCTGGGTAACAAAGGCACTCCTCGTTATCAAGACCCTGATGTTGCTGATGAGGAAGAGTATTCTCGTGGTCCTGCGAAGGATCTTGATGAGGATCTTCGTAGCGAACTCAACAATCTTCAACCTACTCGTCGTGCTGCGGCACCTGTGGAGGATGACGATGATGATGCTCTGTCTTACTTCGCACGCCTTGCCGACGAGTGAAGTCTGATTACACAATAGACCGTGTAAATAAATCCGAAGCCGCAGAGTTACTTCTGCGGTTTCATTATCTTAAGGACTTTTCTAAAGGATTTAAGAGTGGTTATAACTACGGTCTGTATGAGAGAAATGATTTTAGTCCACTGAATATCGGTGGCATTAAGGGAGTCTGTATCTTTACTGGACTCCCTGTCCCAGAAGTAGCACAAGGAGCATTTGGACTAGCACGAAATGAGCAAGAAGGACTCTTTGAACTTTCACGCCTTTGCGTACACCCTGAAACCCAACGAGCAGAATAT